AGCTATGGTTGCTTCTAATTCTGCTTTGGCTTTTTTTTGTGCTGCCAATTCTAATGCTGTATCAGCCGCCAATCTTGCTTTTTTATTTTCCTCTACTATTTTTATTTCTTTTTCTATTTGATTAATTTGGTTTTGTTTCCCGATTCTCTGCATTTCTCCCAATTTAATACCATTAACAACAGCATCAGCAATATTATCATATTCTTTTTTTGCGATTGCCAATTTCTTATTTAATATTTCTTGTGCATCGGAATAAGTATCTATATCTTTAGCAGTGCCCTTTAATGCTTCAGATAATATTTGTTGATCTTCTTTAAATTCTTTAGATGCTTGTACGACTTTTGTTATTATCCATACTAAAGTGGTTAATCCTGCTATAATTAAACCTATTGGCCCTGCCCCCAATGTAAAAGCTAAATTTAACGCTTTAATAGCAACAACCGCTTTTTGCGCTACCATTAAACTTCCTATCGCAACAGCAGCAGCAAAAATAACATCTTTCCACTCTACGATTATTTTTACAAGATTGGTTATTGTTTCTAATAAATCTTCAGCAAACTTTATAAATCTATCTTGGTTTTCATCCAACCACTGCCGGAATGCATCAACAATATCCTTGACTGTCGGTAATAATTCATTGCCCATATTTATACTAATAGCCTTAAAAGTGGCCTTAAGCCGATCCCACGCAACTTGCATAGTGCCAGATTGTTTTTCCCAGGCTTCCATGGTCGGACTACCATCAGCAAGAATATCAGTAAAGATTTTCATTTCATCGCCCATACTACTAGCCGCAGTTATCACAGCCGTTAACCCTCGGACATTCGGGAATAATTTAGTCAATACATCTGCCGGCAAATCAGCCAAATCATCCATTACACCTTCGAATCCATGTGCTTCAATAGCCGATAATCCGAATTCAATTCCTAAATCTCTCGCCGTTTCTGTAGCTTCTTCAGATGGTTTTAATAATCCGGTTATTGCACCTCTTAAAGCTGTTGCTGCTCGTTCGCTACTCAAACCATTCCTGGTCAAAACGGCCATCATCGCCCCGAGCTCTTCCACACTTACCCCGGCCTTTGATCCAAGGGTGGCCACGGTTCCCATGGTTCCGGCTAATTCACCAAAGGTAACCTTGCCACGTTTAACTGTGGCGAACAACACATCGGAAATATAGGCAGCATTTTCCGCTTCCAGGCTATAAGCATTAAGTAAAGTGGTAATAACATCCGCCGCCACCCCAGTGTCAGTCATGCCAGCTTTAGCAGCAAGCAGGGATGTGTTCAAAACACCCATCGCTTTATCAGCCGGAATACTTGCAGACAATATATCATATAAACCTTTAGTTAATGTTTTAGTTCCTTCTCCAAAGGCTTTACTGGCTGTTAGGATTTCTTTTCCAAATTTGCCAAGCATGGGCATGGTGCTTTTGCTCAACATGGTTGCAATATTTGCCATTTGCTTTTCAAAGTTTGTGGCATCGACAACAGATTTAACCATCGCAGCACTTACCGCCAAAAACGCAACCTTCGCTGCCTTTGCTATTAATTTGAAAGATTTATCTGTGGCTTTTTGTAGAGTTGAGGTTTCAGCCCCAGCACCTTTTAACCCATCCGTAAAACCTGATTTATCAAGTCTTAAAAAAGCGACTAAATCTCCAACTTTTATAGCCATCCCAATCCTCGCAATATATTCAGCGTAGTCTTATCATCATGCTTCTGATCACCAAAAGTAATTTTTAGATATTTTTCTATCATTAATTCTATGCGATCAATTCGAGTTTTTGTGGTAATTTTTTCGTTGCTTATTTGCATCAATTCTTTCACCTCACGCCAGGATAAATCTTGCTCTATTGTCGCAATAGTATAGGCAGGGAATAATTGCATGAAAGTGAAATAGATTTCTATTATCTGAACGTCGGTTTTTAACCCGTCATCAACAGCTCCTGGAACCTTGATTGAAAAAAAGGGGGCAGCCAGCTTAATTCGCTTTGATTTGCCACTTCCAATAAAATCTCTTTTAAGATTCTAATTGACATATTCTCTTCAACCCATTCCACAGTTAACGGCTCATAGTTATCATTCTTATATTCAAATAAAAAATTCAATACCTCAGTCAATTCTCGGAATATGACCTCTCCTTTTTCATCAATCAATATTGAAAGATCAAGCTTATCCCATTTTATCTTACCCTTTCTGGTCGGTAGCTGAAGTTTGTTTCTTAAATCGTCAACCTTATCCGTCAATAGGATTGCAAACTTTTTCGTCCTTCCTATCGCCATCTCGTTTAGTTTTATTTTTTTCGATCCGATTGTAATAATCGTTAACGATTTTGTTGATCTCTGCATCAGTTCTGTATTGTCCCTCATATCCTGTTCCATTTCTCTTCACTACCTCCGCAAAATTGGCTTTTGGCAATTCGCTTATAATTCCCTCACTGCAATCTATTAACTGAGGTCTATCTATTTTATAGACACTCATCATCGCAATTTTATATTCCACCTGCTCTTCTGTAGTTAAAATACCATTGTCTGCCATAAAGACATCTCTTGGTAATTCTTCTACTGTGGGTCGCTCAATACCAACCCATCTTTTTTTCCAAATCCATTCTGGTTCTAACGGAAAGCGCCGGGGTATTGTATATTCATGAGTCTGGGATGTGTTTTCCGGATAACCAAAATCACAACCCACTAAAAACAGCGGATCATAACCCATAAAGTGAGCAACCTGAATCGCATTATTTGCAACACATCCAGCATTAAGAATCCTCGCCGTAATATACGGATAAAGTAACGGCTGTATAGTTTCAAAGAATTCCTTGCCATACATCGACTGATTAACATATTCAATCAATTGATTGAGCTGCCATGTCGGCCTAATCTTATTAGATTCAAGTTGTGGTACATGCATGGTTAGATAATAAATCTTTTCCCATTTCCACCATCTAATGACAAGCGCAGACGCAGCCGGATGAACTATCATAGTAGAATTTTTCCATTTATAATTGTTTAAAAACAACCTGGCCGCCCCACCATCATAATTCATAATATATTCGGGCGGTCTACCGTGATAGGCTAAAGGCGATGCCATAGTTTCCGATGCAAATATTGGTATCTTGCAATCTTTCATAAGTGGCAAATTCTTTGTAAGACTTGGCCCTGCCATAACAATAACAGCAGCACCCCGCCCCTTAGCTTTATATTCAGCCAAATCATGAACTCGTTTTTGCTGTGTCTCAAATTCGATTCTGATTGTATCAAAATTAGCAGCACACGACCAAATCCATCTTGGCAGCCATGACGCTAATACCCCTGTGTTTCTTTCGCCCTGGGTCTGTGTTATAAACTCACCCCGGTCTTTTTCCGTCTTTCCCATTTCATTAACTCTCCAAACTAAACTCAAATAATTGCTTCCCCGGATTCTTTGTCAGATCACCTAATAGATGGAATGTCATAGGTATTCCGGCGAATTCCGCAGCCATCGCAATGACCATGTCCGAAGCACCAATGTGCTTTGCCCTAAACCCCTTAAACTGTAAAACCTTTCCACCATCCAGTTCATGGACTAATTTTAACTCAGCTTCAAAATCTGCAAGCTGTCCACCACCAAATACAGCCGATACCGTAGAGGTATGATTATATTCGACAATAACAGTGGCCCCATCGTCGATACTCCCCTCGGTTATTCTTGCAATTGATCCACTCGCAGCAACAGATGTAAAATCTGTTCCTCTTGTATATGCTGTTGCAAAAGATGCATCCCAAACATTAATTGTCCCGGACACGTATGTCGCTCTATCCAGCACATTTTCTGTAGTACCGGCAAGTGTCTGCTGTTCTCTATAGCGCTGTATCGAGGATGTTGACGAGGAATATCCTTCAGTGGATATGGTTCCTACTGCGTCGAATCCCGTTACCGAATCATAAATATAACGCATATTTGCCATATCAAAATCAGCAATAACAACATCCACCTCCATGATCTCTTTTGTTTTTCTGGAAATAACATTCAGGCCGTGATCTTCAAGCCCGCCCTGAACAGTTTCTTTTGAATACCGAAAAGTCGCTTGGCTCTTCGGACTACCCATTCGGACATCATTCCAATATATCTGTACTGGCCCGATAGGTACTTTTTTTGCTACCGTTGTACTCATAATCGTTTTCTCCTATAAAACACTTGGAAAATTACTGCTCTTCCAAATGCTGCCATATCTTCATCGTATAATTCTTCGGTCATGGTATCTAATATTACTCGTATCCCATAACTATCATTATTCGGTTGCTGATGCAATAAACAGATTACCCTCTCAGCTATCGTTTCATAGCTGGTATCTTGTGTCCAAACCGTTACAGTCAAGGACACCTGCATTATTCGATAATCAACCGTTTCCTGCGAAACAACCACATTCCCGAATCTATATATGACTTCTGGCAAACTCGGCTTCTCGGGCGGTTGTATATAATATGTCTTGTAAGGCTCCGTAGCAGGATCGCCAAGCAATTCCAAATAGGTATCATCGCCAGTCAATATATTATACACCTGATCTTTTAAATCATTCACCCAAACACCTTCGATAACTCATCTGCCATAATCTGCACATTCTCTCCATGCGTTTCGTCCAACCCTGGTTTAAGAAAAGGGAAAGCCCTTCTTTTCGGCCCTCCCAATTCAACAGCAGCAGCATAATCAATATCGCCACCACCAGCTCTTATTTCAATCTCCGCACCATCTATCAAAACCCTAACATTACTTCTACGAATCGAATTTATCAGCTCCTGAGTCCATACATAAAATTCTTTATGCGGGTGCTCCTTCACCGTCGCTCGATCCAGGCTTTTCCCCCACAGGTGATTTTTCAACTTGATCTTGTTGATTGTATTTCCGGCTGCTTTTTCTAATCCTGTTTTGATCACCGGATTTGTCCAATCGTCTACCCTTCGCAGGTTCGCTTGTAACTCTTCTAATCCCTGCAAGCTCATATAGTTCCTCCAGCGTATAAGTAATACGCTTGTATGTTAAAACCTTTTGGCCCCTGGCATCTGCTGCCTTTACATGCCCTATCGTTAATTGTCCGGGTAACATTATCTATTATCCACCTTCTTGGCATATACTTCTTTGTGATCCTCAAATACATCAACCTGTAAAACTTCATAAAAATCACCAGGGTCTGCATTCTTTTTGATTCGGTGTTGGACAAACACGGTTGAAGTCCAGGGAAACACTATTAAATCAGTTGCCCCTACTATAACCCCCGAATCCGTCCGATTCATACTTGCCCGATACGGAAAAAACATAACTGTTGCAGATGACACTACCGCGCTTGCACTGACTACATGCGGTCTTAATGTATAGTCTATCGTTGCCGAATAAACCGTAACTCCAACCGCTCCCTCAGTATCATCACTAATTATGCTTACTGTATCGCTTCTTCTGCTCATTCCACCGCATCCCCGATCGTTTCGGAAATATCTTCACCAAATTCATTTACATCCAGCGCAATATGCCGGATGTCCTCATAAGGCTCATTTACTGCAATAGCCTGATATGTTTCTTTTGCTTTCAGCAGATATTCTAAAATCTGCGATTTATTAACTGATTTCTGACCAAGCTTGTAAGATGCAATACCATCCGGATCATCCAGAATAATACTTATCTTTGCATCAATCTTGGCCAGTATATCAGTTACAGTACTCATTATTTACCTCTTAGGTTGTACCAGTACTGCCCATCACATACCGATTAGTAACGGCTCCACAACCGCCCATAAAACGGCTCTTAAACCTAAACAGTACGTCTCTCTCGAATTCCTGATCATTCCCTTTCTTTGCCTGGAATACCTGCAATGGGAATACCTCAGCATAAACAAACTGCTTTCTAGGATCGCCCAGGTACCAATAGGCAGCACCCTTTTTGCTGTCAATAAATGGACTGTACATATGCTTAATACCCATATCCGAAGAATAGGTATCATAGACACCCGGTACACTTCCAGCAGTAAGCGTAATCCTCTGCATCGACTTCGTGATTGCTCTTCCTATTCCGATTAACGCCATCGCAGTCAATAGAATCTTCGGTATAACCTGGATTATTTCACCATGTTCATCCGTATATCCTGCTATAGCTGCGACTGCCTCATCGATGTCAGTCTGATCATTTAGCGTATTTACGTTCAAGTTATTCAGAGTATCATTTGAATACGGATCGGTGGAAGTAGCATTATAGAGAGCGGTTGCTGTGCCACCTGGTCTCCAGGAAGCATAATCACCACTGGTAATATTCCCGGTAATGGCGTCAAAAATCATGCTCTCTTTTTTGGTCTTGGCCATTTCGCCAACACGTCTCGCTCTCTGTACCACCTGACCAGTCTGGTCAAATTTTACCATTTCCTCAGAGATGGAAACAATTCTGCCCCACTTCTGTGATTTGATTTTGTGGTACTTTTCGTTGATACCACCTTCCTGGTATGGCATCAATTCCGGCACAGCCCGCATAGAGCTATCATCGATAAAACCGACAATGTACTCATCACGCTGCGTTGCCTGTATTTTGGTTACAAGCTGGTCACCAACACCGTACTCCAGATCATAAGCTTCTTGCACCATCTTATTGATAAGCGCACCAGTGATCTTCGGAAATACCGATGTTCCAACGGCTTCCTTAAATTCCTCTTCCGAGACGGCTCTATCCGCAATCGCTTTATCACGACTGAAATCCGGCTGCCCCATCGCTTCCCACAGCCCCTTAAGTGAAAAGTTGTCAGCATTCAGTTTCCCTTCGTGAATCATGTTTAGCATGTTAGCGCCGAACCTTGCTTCGCCGTCGCTCTCATACAATTCTTTTAATCTACTATAATTCATCACTTATTCCTTATAACGCTAATATCTGGGCATTCAATTTGCCAGGCAGGAAGGAAACTAACAGTTCCGTGCCGGCTGTTGCCAATTCCTGGGCACTCACAGCGACCGCATTAGTACCGGAAGACGCAAATGATGTCATCTCCCCAATTGTACCAAGGGTCTGATTGCCCGTCACATTAAAATAATACCCTACAGTATATGTTGCACTAGCTACAGTCATTTCGAATACCGTACCATGTCCAATCTCAGCCATTCTTATGCTTTGGCCACTTGAATCGCTAGTCGGAGAGGCACTCATGGCTATCCCACAAATACTCGATGCATCACCGGTAGCGGAACATGGCGTTACTATCCCTGCTGTAATCCATCTAAGGATATCGCCCTGTTCAACATCTACGGTAGCGGATTTATCGACCCACCTCAAAACCAGCGGGCCCCATCTATATCTCATTTTATTTGCCATAATTACTCAGCAATTGCCACCTCGTATTCTTTTTTCTTTGATTCGAGAACTTCCTTCGTCTGTTCGTTCTCTTCAGTATGTTCATCGCCCATACCCTTAACGCCGGTTTTGGACGATTCGATCAGTTTTACCCGATCCTCAATGAGGGCCTTCATATCCGCCTCATCTTTTGCACCTCTCAAGGATTCCATAAACCGGGGAGTAACAACGTCCTTTTTATCCTTCAGCTTTGACGCCTCGATAAGTTCAAGGATTTTTGTTTCCCGTTCTCTGGCAGCTTCTAACACCTCACCATCATCAACCTTCTTTTTTAAGTCGGTATTTTCTTTAGCCAAGGTATCATTAGTTTCTTTGAGGGTTTTTAGTTCATCATCATTTTGCATGCTTTCTTTCACCTCTTTTTGTACAGCCTCTACAAGATCAGGCCGTTCCTTTCTCAATTCTTTTAATTCAATTTTACCATATTCCATCTCGTCTTCCTCTTCCCCTTCCCCCTGTTTAGATTCAAATAGATTTATAGTTGATCCTGTTTCAGTTACAAGATCGGCAGATGCAACCTTACTCATGGATTCTGTAACCCCCATGTTTTTATCCCGATCTATAGACATCGGGCCAAAGGCATGGATGGATAATCCTATTTTGTCCGCCATGTTGTCAACTAGATCCTCCAGCTCTTTTGCATGAGTTTCTCTATAATGTATATCACCTCGTACAACATGATTATCATCAAGTCGACCATTTTCATAATATCCGGCCAAATCTTGCACTCTCCGGACACCTCTATTATCTTTATCCTC